ATTGCTGACTGGAATGCGGGAAAGATTCCTGTAGCAGTCATCCATCCGGCCTCTGCCGGTCACGGTTTGAACCTTCAGGCCGGAGGCTCTACCCTTGTGTGGTTCGGTCTTACATGGTCTCTGGAATTATATCAACAGACAAACGCCCGTCTCTGGCGGCAAGGTCAAGAATCCGGCACTGTGGTAATCCAGCACATTATTACCAAGGGCACGATCGACGAGAGAATCGTAAAGGCGCTATCCAAGAAAGAGATGACACAGACCGCACTGATTGATGCGGTCAAAGCAGATCTTGAGGTGGTGTGATGACCGATCCATACGAAAATCTCGTGAATGCCATTGTGCTGCAGGCAGTGAAAGACTACCGGGATGCCCTAAAGCGCCTGAAAAAGAAGCCCAGTAATCAAGCCACCCTATCGGATACAATGGAGTGTGAATATTTCTTTCGATCCGGCTGGTACGCAGCCTTAACGAACGTAGACGGCGAGTACCTTATATACAAACTACGAGAGGAGGCGAAGTCCTTATGACAGTAAAAGAATATCTCCATCAGGCCTACCGCCTTGACCAGAGAATCAAGTCCGACACGATAGAAGCACAAAACCTGCGTGAGATGGCAGGAAGCGTGTCGGCTATCCAATATGATAAAGACCGCGTACAGACTTCCCAAATTACGGAAGCACCATTTGTCCGGACGCTTGAGAAGCTGTGGACACTGGAAAAGAAAATCGCCGATGAGCTGGAAAAGCTATCAGACCTTAAGAAACAGATACGAGAGGTCATTGAGGCAGTTCCTGATACCGACGAGCGCATGGTTTTGAAATATCGGTACATCCACGGTCTTACGTGGGAGCAGATCGGCATCGAGCTTTGTGCAGATTCCCGCACCATCAGGCGCTGGCATGGAAAAGCCCTTCTGCATGTGACGCTTCCGGATGATCCTATTGTAATTTGAAATGCGCCCGAAATGTCCTGCTTTGTCCTAAGATGTCCACCCGCCCTTTATGATAGTATATAATCAGCGAAAAGAATAAAAGAACTGCTGCACGCGCAGCACACAAGCCTTGCGGGATTGTCCTGCAGGGCTTTCTTTATGCCTGAAAGGAGGCACGGCTTATGCCAAGAAAACCACAACGACCGTGCCGCTATCCCGGCTGCCCACGCCTTACAGACGGTGTTTATTGTGAAGATCACGCCAAGATCATGGAACAACATTACGAGAAGTTCCAACGCGGCTACTCTCCCGGCAAACGCTACGGCAGAGCTTGGAAACGAATCCGAGACAGATATGTCCACAAGCATCCGCTTTGCGAGCAGTGCCTAAAGGAAGGACGCTACGTCGCGGTTGAGGAAGTCCACCACATCGTGCCTCTTTCCGAGGGAGGATCGAATGACGAGTCCAATCTTATGAGTCTTTGTCGTTCGTGTCACGAGAAGATTCACCGCGAGCGTGGCGACCGGTAGGGCGGTCAAAATCTCTACGACCCTTTTGCCCGGAAAACGGCGCGGGGTCTTTTACGCAAAAATTGCAATTCAAACAGGGTATTAAACCCTGCACCATAGAAATGGAAGTGATTAACATGGCGAAAGACGGAACCTATCGCGGCGGGCGGCGTATCAAAGCTGGCTCCAAGCCAGACGCCCTCGCCGACAAAATTATGAAAGGCGCACCTGCAAAACGCATGGAGCTGCCGGACTTCACCAATGACATGACCGACTTCGATGTTGACGACATCGGTGACGGTGTAGAGCTGGAAGGCATGGATATGCCAAGTCCAGACGACTATCTTTCTGCTCTGCAAAAGGACGGTAAGCCCCTTGGCGCAGATGAAATCTATAAGGAAACATGGCTGTGGCTCAAGGAGCGCGGCTGCGAAAGACTGGTAAACAAGCGCCTGCTTGAAAGCTATTCTGAGGCCTTCGCCCGATATATTCAGTGCTCGGAAGCGGTCAGCAAATACGGTATGCTCGGAAAGCACCCGACTACCGGCGCTGCAATTGCAAGTCCTTTTACACAGCTTTTGATGAATTTTCAGAAGCAGGCCAACCTGCTATGGTATGAGATTTACGACATTGTGAAGCAAAACTGTACTGAGCCTTTTGAGGGGAGCCCGCAGGACAGCGTAATGGAGCAGCTGCTTCGAAGCAGGAGGAATATGTAAATGAACACACAAAAATTAGAACAGGTACCCATTGATAAGCTGGTGCCCTATTCCCGAAATGCCAGGACGCATAGTAAAGAACAGATCGCACAGCTGCGCGCTTCTCTCCAGGAATTCGGCTTTGTGAGTCCGGCTGTTATTGATGCAGATTATAACATTCTCGTCGGTCACGGCCGCATCACGGCTGCCCGCGAGGAAGGTTATGAAACCGTACCCTGCGTCTTTGCCGAGAACCTGACAG